GTGACATGACTATTGCTCAGATCATCGAGATGCTCAAACGCCGGCTGGTCAATTTGAGCCAGCTTCGCACCAGTGCTGCGGACCTGGGCGACTTGGACCGGGTGTCCATCATCGACGCGGAAATCGCGGAAACGCAGAACACCCTTGCCGCGCTAGAAACGCTGTAAGCTATGCTGCTCACGCTACTGCAGCTCAACCTGCAGTCCTCCGCGCAATACCAGGCATACTGGATCGCGCACGCCGCCGCGAGCTGGCCGGGTGTGCCAACCGGCGCACAGATCAAGGCTGGCAACCTCTCCAACTCATCGCCCGCGAGCTACAGCGGCAGCGAGCCTGTCACCGACAGCAGCACGGGCACACGGACGATTGACGAAGCGACGGCGATCACCGGGCTGTCGGCCAGCACAGCGTACACCCTGGCATGGGTGGTCTGGGATAGCGTTGCGGATACATACAGCAATGTCGTCGTCGGCGATGTCACGACAGATGCGGCTGGAACGACCGTCAATGCTGTTCTTGGCACTGCAGTCGCAGACGGCTTTACGGCGGGCGTCAACGCAAACACGATCGTAACCGCCACCCTTGGTACAGCTGTGGCGGCCGGCTTTACGGCGGGCGTCAACGCAAACACGACCGTTTCCGCGACCCTTGGTACGGCTGTGGCGGCCGGCTTTACGGCGGGCGTCAACGCAAACACGACCGTTTCCGCGACCCTTGGTACGGCTGCGGCAGCTGGCTTCACCGCCACGGTGACGAACGGTGCCGGCACAGTTATCTCTGCGACCCTTGGCACTGCAGTCGCAGACGGCTTCACGGCGGGCGTCAACGCAAACACGACCGTTTCCGCCACCCTTGGTACGGCTGCGGCAGCTGGCTTTACGGCGGGCGTCAACGCAAACACGATCGTAACCGCCACCCTTGGTACGGCAGTCGCAGACGGGTTTGCTGCAGCCATCACCTATGCGCAGGTTGTTTTGGCTACGCCAGGCGTCGCGACGGCGGACGGTTTCACGGCCACGATCACGAACGCCCCGCCTGCGGCATACGTCGCCAATGCAGAACTGTATCTTGACATTGGCAGCGGGATATCCATGCGCCTTGGCGGCCCGCGCATGCCTTTCTGGACTACGGCGGCGCGCCCTGTGGCGCCGCTAAATGGAATCTACGGGCTGAACAAAGACACAAACACGATCGAGGTCTGGAACGGATCTTCTTGGGTTTGACGCGACCCGCCACACACCGTACACTACGCCAACTTTGGAGATCCCATGGCCACAGCGAAACCGTTCTCACCACCGGCTCCGCCGAAGTCACCAAAGAAGTCTTCCGCCTGGAAACAGGGGCTGAACAAGCCGAAGACCAACTGGGCATCGAAAAGCGCAGTCAACCGCCCGCAGACGCAACGGGCAAAACCATTCAAGTTGGGTTGACGCATGGCGACTTCGGGCACCACTATCTTCACGCTGGATCTCGGCGACACCATCGAGGAGGCGTTCGAGCGGTGCGGGTCGGAGGTGCGCACCGGTTACGACTTTCGCACCGCGCGCCGTTCCCTGAACCTGCTGTTCGCCGATTGGGCCAACCGGGGGATCAACCTTTGGACGTTGGATTCCGGCACCATTGCGCTTGTGGCGGGCACCGCGACGTACACCCTGCCAGCCGACACGGTTGATCTCCTGGACACAGTAGTCCGGATCAACGCCGGCAACGTCACGACCCAGAGTGACCAGGTGCTGTCGCGGATCAGCAACTCGGTCTACAGCACGATCCCCAACAAGCTGAGCACGGGCAAGCCCATTCAGATGGTTGTCACCCGCGCAGGCGCGGCGCCCACCGTCACCCTTTGGCCGATACCGGACGGCTCTGCAACGTACACCCTGGTGTACTGGCGTATGCGCCGGATCCAGGATGCGGGCGCGAGCGCGGACGTGACCAACGACATCCCCTTTCGGTTCCTCCCTCCGCTGGCCTCGGGCCTGGCCTACTACCTCGCGTTCAAGATCCCCGGCGCCGCGCCGCGCATCCCTGTGCTCAAGGAGGTCTACGAGGAGGATTGGCAGCGGGCGGCTGACGAGGACCGCGAGAAGACACCGATGCGGATCGTGCCATATGTGGGGCGGATCTGATGTTTGCGCGGGGGCCACGCGCGTGGGGCATATGCGACCGCTGCGGTCAGCGGTTTCTGCTGAACGAGTTGCGCGGCGAGACGGTGGCCGGCAATCCGCGCAAGAACAAGGTGTGCGACAGCTGCCACGACCCCGATCATCCGCAGAACTGGTTGGGCAAGTTCCCGATCTACGACCCCCAGGCATTGCGCGAGCCGCGGCCGGACATCGCCGAGGCGCCCGTGCCGCCGTACAACCCACCCTTCATCGGGCCCGGGAATGACCCTGTATGACGTACAACGAACTCCGCCAGATCATCCTCGACTTCGCTGTTGACGCCGAGGCTACGTTCGAGGGACACATCCCTGACTTTGTGCGCGCCACGGAGAAGCGGATATATCAAGATGCAAATCTGACCGCGTCCCAGCTGCAGGCCTCGCCGACAGTGACGACAGGTGTGGCCACTGTCACGATGCCGGATGACTTCCTGTCCGTCGACAGCATGGCCATAACCGTCTCCGGTTCGCTCGTTTTCCTGCTGCCGAAGAGTATCGACTTCCTGCAGACGGCGTATCCTGTGGCCGCCAACACAGGCGTGCCGCGGTACTACGGTGTCAAGGAGTCTGTGGTGATCCAGCTGGCGCCTGTGCCGGATGCGGCGTACGTCATGCAGCTGCGGTATTTCGGGTACCCGGAGTCGATCGTCGATGCCGTCAGTGGTCGCACTTGGCTCGGCGACAACTTCGAGTTTGCGCTGCAGTATGGGGCGCTGCGCGACGCAGCAGCGTTCCTGAAAGAAGAAGCGGACATTGTGGCGATGTACGAGGCCAAGTACCAGGAAGCGCTGGCACAGATAAAGATGTTTGCACAGACCGGTCGTACGGACGACTATCGAGGACAAGGACGCTAAATGCCTACTTCATACACTGCCAAGCTCCGGCTGGCGCAGCCTGCGACAGGTGAGCTTTTCGGCACCTGGGGCACCACGGTTAACACCGGCATCACGGCCCTGGTTGAAGACGCCATCGCGGGGCGCGCATCAGTGGCCATGTCGGACGCGGACTACACCTTGACATCGAACAACGGTGCTGCGGACGAAGCGCGCAACATGGTGATCCGCATGACGGGCACACTGACCGCGCCGCGCAACGTGATCTGCCCTACGGCGGCCAAGCTGTACATCTTCGAGAACGCCACCACCGGCGGGTTCGCCGTGACCTTGAAGACCTCGGCCGGAACGGGTGTGTCCGTGGCAGCAGGCGCCTCGGCGCTGCTGCGGTGCGACGGCACGAACGTGGTGACATGGGTTACGGGCACGTCGCCTGGCGGCGCCACCACTCAGATCCAGTTCAATGACGCCGGTGTGTTCGCCGGTAGCTCCAACCTCACGTTTAACAAGACTACTGGTGTGATGACCGCCGGCAAGGATATGGTCGTGTCTGGTGTCAGCGTGGGTGTGGCGGGCGATGGTTCTGCCAATTCGCTGCTTGACACGGGCAACGTCGTGGTGGGGGTCGGGTCGGGGCTGTCCCGGGTGGGCACAATCGTCAACGCTACCGCTCTGGAGGGGGGCCGCACGTACAAAATCGTCACCGTAGGCACCACGAACTGGACGCTGGTGGGGGCCGCGTCTAATACTGTGGGGGTTGTGTTCGAAGCCGAAGATGTGGGCACGGGCACTGGTACTGCCTACTTGATGGCGAGCTACAACACGGTCGTCGGCAGCGGAGCGGGCGCGGCTATGGTGGACGCATCTAACAACGTGCTGCTCGGCACTAACGCCTCCGCCGCCGGAGTTGGCGGCGAAAACGCCGTCGTTATCGGCGCAGGTGCGGCAGCGGCCGCAGCTACCTTCAGTGAGTCAGTCATCATCGGGTACGGTGCCGTAAAAGACGCTATCTCCATGCCGTCCCTCAGTGTGGCTATTGGCCCCCGTGCCATGCTGCGCGGCGCAACGGTGTTTGGTACGGTGGCCATAGGTTCTGGCGCTCTGCGAGAGGCGTATGGGGTTAGCAGCGTAGTGGCCGTGGGCTACAACGCCATGGAGTCCTTTGGGCAGGACATTCCGGCAGGGAGCTTCATCGTAGGGCGGAACTACTATATCACCTCGGTAGGGACCACGAATTTTGTTGCTATTGGGGCGGCGTCCAACAACGTGGGCATTAATTTTACTGCCACCGGCGTCGGCTCTGGTACTGGCACGGCCAGCAGCGGTGGACTACGCTGCGTGGGTATTGGGTCTTACGTGATGGGTGCAATGTCCGACGGCAGCGACAACACCGCTGTCGGTGACGGGGCAGCGGGCACGCTCACCACGGGACTACGCAACGCAGCGTTTGGTAGCGGCGCGGGTACGGCTTCTACTGGCAGTAACAATCTAGAACTACTCACCGCCAACCCGGGCGGCGGGGCGGGTATCCACACCGTGGGTGCGAACAGCAACCGCATCGTGGTGGGCAATAACGAGCACACGAACGCCTACGTCAAAGTGGCGTGGACTGTGACTTCTGACGCCCGCGACAAGACTTCGTTCGCCCCAGTGCCGCACGGGCTGTCCTTTGTGCAGGCGCTGCAGCCTACGGCGTATCAATTCCGTACATCACGCGAAGACGCGACCCCTTCGGGCCCGGTGCGGTATGGCTTTTTGGCGCAGGATGTTCTGGCACTGGAGGGGGCGGGCGCAGTTGTGGTCGACGCCGAAGATGCGGACCACCTCAAATACAACGAAGCGTCCATGATCCCGATACTGGTCAAGGCCATTCAGGAACTGAAAGCCGAACTAGACGCGCTTCGCACGCAGATTGGATAACGCATGGCAGATGACCTCCTACCCCACCGTGTGCAACGCCTGGAAGCGGGCATTGATCGGCTGGCCGACGCCGTTGACCAGCAAGGGCGCAAGATGGATGACAAGTTGGACTCCATCGGGCAGAGCATCAGCTTGCTGGTGCGGATTGATGAGCGGCAGGTCGCCATTTCTGAACGGTTGCAGTTAGGGGCGGCCACCATGCAGAAGCATGAAGAGCGCCTCAACAAGATCGAGACGGTGCTGCCCGGGCTCAAGGAGCTGCGGCAGTACGTCATGATGGGCATTGTGGCCGGCGTCGGGATGATCGCCGCTGCCGTTTTGAAACTTGTGGTGTTCGTGTGACGCGCCAGTGGAGAATCACGGACTTGGTGGTTGACCACCGCACGGGGAAGCTGCGCGAGTCGGCCGTCTGGTCAAATATCGGCAAGGCGTCTATGACGTGGGCGTTTGTGCACACCGTCGCGAGCGGGCATAGCTCTGAGTGGCTGTGGATTGCGTACGGCGGGATCGTAGTGGCGCACGCCAGTGTGGAGCGTGTGCTGGGGCAGAGGCAGCAAAGCCTCGACAACAAGAAGGGGGCCGCAGATGCGCACCAGTGATTCAGGACTTGAGTTCATCCGGCACCACGAGGGACTGGAGACGAGGGCATACCCCGACCCCGGCTCCGCAGACGGCCACCCATGGACCATCGGCGTTGGCCACACGCGCGGCGTCAAGAAAGGTGATACGTGTACCGTAGAGCAGGCCATGGTCTGGCTGCGGGAAGATGTACGCGACGCGGAAGCTGCGGTGCTGCGCCTTGTCAAGGTGCCGCTATCACAAGACCAGTTCGACGCCTTGGTGTCGTTCGTGTTCAATGTGGGGGCCGGCGCGCTGGAGAAGTCCACGCTGCTGCGGATGCTGAACTCAAGCGACTACTTCGGTACGGCCGTGCAGTTCGAGCGGTGGAACAAAAACGACGGCCGCGTCATGGCGGGACTGACGCGCCGGCGCAAGGAAGAACGCGACCTGTTCGAGGTCGGACACGCATGATGCTCAGCCTCGTACCGTGGCCCTACAAGATCCTGGCTGCTGCGCTGCTCGTTGCGGCGCTGGTTGCGTTCGGCTTCGTCAAGGGGGTACAGTACGAGGGTGACAAGGCCGATGTGCGGCAGGCCGCCCAGGAGAAAGCCGCCATGCAGGCGCATCTGGCCGCCACACAGCGCGGGCTCAACATCATGTCGGATGCCCTGGTCCTGGAAGGAGTCAAGAATGCACAGCTATCGGATGTGGATCGCCGTCTCAACGCTGCTCTTGGCGAGCTGCGCAAGCGCCCCGATCGTCCAGCCCCCAGCGCCAACCCCGGAGATCCCCCCGCTTGTGTTGGAGCTACCGGCGCGCAATTGGCAGCAGGAGATGCAGAATTTCTTGAGAGGTACGCTGCCGACGCAGCTCGACTACACGTTGCCGCCGAAACCTGCAAAGCCAGGTACGAAGCCTTGAGGCAGCGCCTCAACGGGAGATAACATGCCGCTGCAAAAACTTCAATTCCGGCCCGGTATCAACCGCGACGCTACGTCTCTGTCCACAGAGGGCGGCTGGTATGCCTGCGACAAGGTGCGTTTTCGTGCAGGTTTTCCCGAGAAGATCGGCGGCTGGGCGCGAATTTCGTCTGCGGTGTATCTGGGCATCTGCCGGTCGCTAGAAGTGTGGCGGATCCTTATCGGTGCGATCTACACCGGGGTCGGAACTCACCTGAAGATGTACGTGGAATCCGGCGGGGCGTACAACGACATCACGCCGATCCGCGCCAACGCAGTCATCGCAGCCAACGCGTTCACGACAACAAGCGGGTCCAGTGTCGTCGAAGTTAACGATGTGGCGCACGGCGCCATTACCGGAGCATACGTCATCATCTCTGGGTCCGGCGCCAGTGTGGGCGGCATTTCCGCCGCTTCGTTCAACGGAGAGTTCGCGATCACGTATGTTGACGCGGACAACTACACCATTGTCGTGCCGGCAACGGCCACGTCCAACGCTACCGGCGGAAGCGCGACGTTCGATTACCTTCTCAATCCGGGCCTGTCGTACGCCACCTTTGCCTACGGCTGGGGGTCAGCGTCTTTCGGTTCCTATGGGTGGGGCACCGGGTACTCCGTGGATATCCAAGACCTGCGCATGTGGACGCAGGTCGTGTACGGACAGAACCTTGTGTTTGGTCCGAAGCTCGGCGGCATCTACCAGTTCACGCCGAACGCGAACCCGGCTGTTTTTGACCGAGGTGTACTGGTGTCTTCGCTCGCGGGCGCGTCGTCGGTCCCGCTATTTCAGTTCCACATGTTGCTGGAACAGGCAGCCCGCATCCTGATCGTGTTCGGTACCAACAGTCATGGCGATACGGTGTACAACCCACTGCTAGTGCGGTGGAGTGACGTCGAAAGTGTTGTGGAGTGGGCGCCGGCCATCACCAATCAGGCGGGGGAGTACACGCTGCCTTCGGGGTCGTCCATCGTCACCGCGATGCATGCGCGTCAAGAAATCGTGATCCTGACGGACACCGCGCTGTACACGATGCAGTACGTCGGGGCGCCGTTTGTGTTCAGCTTCATCCAGCAGGCGGACAACATCTCCATTGTGGGCCCCAACGCCGCGGCATCCATAAACGGGGTTGTGTACTGGATGGGGCGGGAGAAGTTCTATGTGTTCGACGGGCGTGTACAGACGCTGGAGTGTTCGCTGCTGGACCACGTGTTCGACAACATCAATGTGACCCAGGGGCTGCAGGTTACTGCGGGGACAAACGAAGGTTTTGACGAAGTGTGGTGGCACTACTGCAGCGCGGATGCTACGCTGCCGGACAGCTACGTGGTGTACAACTACACGCTGCGTATCTGGTACTACGGCACCATGTGCCGCACCGCCTGGCGCGATTCCCCGCTCAAGGAGGCGCCGCTGGCGGCCGGCGCAGAGCAGAACGTGCTGATGCACGAGATCGGGGTGGACGACGCGGCCACTGTCAGCAGCCAGCCGATCAACGCGTACATCGAGTCATCCGACTTCGACATCGGCGACGGGCACAACTTTGCCTTCGTGCGCCGCATCCTGCCTGATCTGACCTTCACAGGCTCGACGATCGACACGCCCTCCGTCACGATGACGGTGCACACCCGCAATCAGCCTGGCTCGCCGCGCAACGCGGAGACGAATGAGACTGTATACCGCACGTCGGTGGTCACGGTGGAGCAGTGGACGCCGCAAGTTTTTCTTCGCGCGCGGGGGCGGCAGATGAGCTTGCAGATCGCGTCGGACGAGCTGGGCGTGCAGTGGAAGATCGGCACCCCGCGCCTGGACGCGCGCCCAGACGGCCGGAGGGCTTGACATGGCAATACGTGCACCTCGTTTGGGTCGGGCACCGGCGGACTACGACCGCAGTTTCTTCGATGCCGTCGTCGCCGAGTTGACAGCGTATTTTCGCCGGGCGAACGATCCGTACCCGCACAATGCCAGCACGTTGAACATCAACATCAACACGTTGCCGACAGAAGCAGCCCTTGCTACACTACGCTCCGGCGACGTATACAGGGACACGACTGCAGCAAACGTGTTGAAAATCAAACCGTAAGAGGTCCCTATGAGTCTCGCAAAAATCGCATCGGCCAAGCGCAAGCGCAAGTTTTATGGCGGTGGTGATGCTGATCCCGAAGGTACGGCAGACGCTTCGCGTGCGGACGGCTCTCCAAGCGTGGGCGGGTTCAACCCGGACGGTGGCTGGTCTGCCAATGATTCCGCGCAGTTTGGCACCCCCGACGCCCCGGTATCTGTCGGGGGTCCTCCCGCCAGCAGCGGTGGCGGCGGCAAGCCGGGCGAAGATGCTATGGCACAAGCGGCTGCCACACGCACCGATTTCACCCCGCAGCAGCAGACGGACTTTCATCAGTCCATGGTCGACGCACTGGGGCCGCAGTATGCGGGGATGATTTCGAATCTAGGCGTCTATGGGGCTCTGGCAGGAAAGACAGGCATTGCCGACAAGCTCGGCACAGGTATTGCACAGGCTGTGGTGGCGGCGAATCCGTATGGGGCTACGCGTCCGGGCAGCGAGCGCGAGTACAACGACGGGCGCGAAGGCAGCATGGGCTCCGGCCTGGCCTCGGACGCCACCGCCAACCCCTTCGGCTCCTCTGCACCCACGCAGACCACGCCCGCTGCGCCGGCCGACGCCGGCATGCGCCGCTACGTCTGGGACCCGGTCGCCCGGCAGTACACGTTGACCAACGTCGGCGCAGGTGCCAACCCCATGGGCTACACATCCGGGCAGACGTTCAAGATGGCCGCCGGCGGGCAAGCGCCAAGTGGTATCGCTGCCGGGGCACCGCTGGGTCCGCGTTTTGTGCAGGGTGGCGGCACAGGGCTGTCCGACGATGTCCCGGTCAAGATGGATGACGGCGGCGAGGGGCGTCTGGCGGACGGTGAGTTCGTGATCCCCGCAGACGTGGTGTCTGGCCTGGGCGGGGGGTCGTCCAAGGCTGGCGCGGACATTCTGTACCAGATGATGGAGCGCATCCGACAGATGGCGCACGGTAAGAGCGAGCAGGTGCGTCCGGTGGACCCGGGCAAGGCCTTGCCCGTATAGGAGGCCAAATGGCAACGACTACATCGACAACCAACTCCTCGCTACCCGGCTACATCGAGCCGTACGTAACAGACCTGTTTGCGCGCTCACAGGCGTTGACAGGGAGTGCACCTGCGCCGGCCTACACAGGCGCGCGAGTGGCCGGTCTCACCCCCCTGCAGGAGCAGGCTGGTACGTCTGTGTCTGGACTCAACGCCGGCAACCTGATGACGCAAGGCGCCGGTGCCATCGGTACGGGGGCCAATTACACACCGAGCACCGGCGCCTTCGGGCTTGAGGCTGCACAGCAGTACATGAACCCGTACCAGCAAGGCGTGACCGATATTGCCAAGCGGGAAGCTACACGTGACGACATGATCGCCCAGACGGGGCGGGATTCCGCAGCGGCCAAGGCCGGCGCGTTCGGCGGCAGCCGGCACGGCGTCATCGAGGCGGAAGCCGATCGCAACTTGGGGCAGCGTCTCAACGACATCCAGACGCAAGGACTGAACACTTCCTGGCAACAGGCACAGCAGCAGTACAACGCCGACACCACGCGTCAGCAGCAGGACCGGCAGTTCGGTTCCCAAGCAGCGATCAAGGGCGGCGAGGCGCTGGGTGAGATGGGGCGTAGCGCGTTCGGGCTGCAGTCGACGGCGGGTCTGCTGGACCAGAGTACGCAGCAGCGTGGGTTGGACACAGGGTACCAGGACTGGTTGAATACGCAGCAGCACCCATACGACCAGCTGACGTTCATGCGCAATATGGTGTCGGGCTTTCCCGGCAGCACAACCAGCCAGACAACGCAGCAGTCCCCGACGTCGAACTGGGCTTCGGACCTGGCGGGTGTCGGTTCGGCCATCGGCGGCCTGGGTAGCCTGTTCGACCTGTGGGCCGGCGGCGGGCACATCCCTGAACGCAAGTCCGGACTGGGCGCGGGGCGCGTGGCGCAACTTTACGGGAGCTTGGCATGAGCGTACAGAGTAGCATGGCGGTGGCAAAAGCCAAAGAGGCGCGCAACATCCCCGCTTTGGTTGCACTGCTGGAGCAAGGCAACTACGAGGCAGTGGCAGCGCTGAAAGAGCTGAACGACCAGAAGACCTACGCGCAGGGTTTGGCGAACCATACGGCCATGAGCCAGGAAGACACGTTGCCCGTGCTGGAACAGCTCGTGGGCAACCTGGAGGCGCCGCAGAGCGGGATCGCTGCGTATGCCAGCGGCGGCCGGGCGTTTTCGGATGGTGGCGCGCCGATGTTCCGCGGCGACAGCCCGTTCGATCGCGCAATGTCTTCGCTTGGAGACCTGTTCCAGTGGAAAGGCAACGCGCCCGCGAAGCCCGAGGCGCCGGCATATCCCGACACGACGTCTATCCGCGAGGCGCAGCAGGCCGGCAGCGCCTACCCCGACCAGGTCCAGGCCCGCTCGCCGACTACCAACAAGGCCACCGTGCGCAAGCCCCGGTACTCCGGCATCGCGGCTGCCGCTGCGCCGGCGGAGACCTCGCCCCCGTCTGATGGACCGTTCGACCCCAAGAAACGCATGCAGCGCCAGGAAGGCGCGGGGATGCCCAGCCTGCCGGCCGCCGAGGACCAGACGGATGACGAGCTGCTCAAGCATCTGGACGCGCTGACTCCGCTGCAGAAGGAGCGCGACGCGCTGCGCGAAAAGTCCCGGGCCCAGCTGGAAGCGGCGTACAACGCCAAGGTCAAGAGCCTGACCCCCAGCAAGTTCGACCGGGTCATGGAGTTCCTCGCCGGTGTGTCCGCCAAGGGTGGCAGCAGCGCGGCCCAGGCGCTGGGCGCAGGTGCGCTGGCCATGCACGGCAAGGACAAGGCCCGCAAGGAGCAGTTGGTCGCAGCCAAGGAGATGTACGACAAGGCCGACCTGCTGGAGCAGCAGGCGATCAATGCCGACCGCATGGGTGACGCGGAAGGTGCGTACAAGCTGCGCCAGCAAGCCGCAAACCTGCAACGGCAGATCGCTGCCCAGAAGTCGACGGAGAACCTGCAAGGGGCCCAGGCCGACTACTACCGCGGCGCGCGCACCGACCAGGCACAAGCTGCCGCCGCAGCGAGCCGCGCACGGGCGAACCGGCCGACCGGTATTGCCGCTGG